GTAATACAATAGTCAATTCAGTCTGAGATTCAGCGCTACCGGTAAAGCTCCTTTTACAAGGGCAACAATCCGGGCTCACTCTGAAACCAAACTTGTCAATTCTTGGCTGTTCATTTTCGGACATCCAAGGATGATTCCAAGTTTCAACATCTTTCGTTCTCTTTTTGGGCAATTATTGTGTCCCATATAGAGCATTCGATCGCTCTGTTGAATTGAAACTACTCCTGATCCTAGTCAATCCAGACAAAGAATCTAGAATATTTTCTATTGGTAGAATGTATTACAATCGGAGAGAAATAGACCATCACTTACTATCGTGGTAGGTCTTTGGGATGATCAATCCCAACGGTTTCTCCCGGCAAATCAAATCGCCGAAATTCCTCAATTTGGTCATGAGGAAATAGTTTCGGTGGTTGAGTTCGTTCTTTAAAATCCGAGTCCAAAAGGTCTTCAAAACCCTCGAAAGGGATGAATTTCTGTTGTACGTGTTCAAAATCCGGTTCAAACAAACTTCGACAAGACGATAAAAGATCAAAGTCCTTGAGTTCTTCAAGGGTTAATGATCGAAGTTCGTCACCGAAGTCCTCGAACTGAGGGTTGTTTGCTACATGGATTAGACACTGTACAACATGATCTAGGATTCGCTTCCTGATCCAACGGACATTTCCACTTTTGACAAACAAGACATTGATCCTCCGACTCGAAAGAATCGGGAGATCTGTCAAAATTGTCTTATGGAACTGGTCCAAAAGCACAGGATCCAATTGATCCCCAATTTGTTTCAAATCTTTCTTAAACTCACAATGAGTTAGGTCTGATGAAAAACATTCAAGGACTGGTTCTTCTGCGAAGACCTGTCTAAGGATATTGAGGGTCTTTTCTGACTCATCTAAGTCCTTGAGACAACCCCGAGTCCAATCATTTTGAAACTCAGGAATCATCAAGACCTGATAGTCAGGAAATCCTGGAACATTCGGTGAAGATAAGAAGGGTTTCAAGAAGTCCCGGAGATAAACTTGGTGAGCCAATTTTCTATCTACTCGAGGTAGATCAGTGACTAAACCAAGACCTCCAAGGTCCGTAGAAACAAACAAAGAACGAGGAGTCTTCCTCAATTCTAAAATGTTTCTTCGAATAAATTCTTGATACATCTCATCATGACAGCCAAAGTAGAACTGAGATTCCTGGAAACAGAAACCTAAGCTCAAACCGGTCCTCGTCTGACAAGAAACCTTCCCTGTGTGTTGACATTCAGCATTATAAAATAACTGAGAGTTAACAGTACAGAAGTCTTCACTTATGAAATTCTTCCCTAGGGATAGAGAAAGTCCAACCTGAGGGGCAATGTTCCGCCATTGGGTAATGGTAGACATTGGTCCCTTGGCGACTACATCGTCACCATTGATCAGGTATTTTCCTTTCTCAAACCCGGACTCAGAAACAATAAAATCGTTCAAAAAGCAAAGTAGAGGAAAGGAGAGAAGACTCCCCATTAATTGACCAGAGGTTTGTACACCATCATCCAACCCAATCGGGTAACGGATAATATGTGGTGAACATTCCCAACGAGCCCACATTCTTGTAGGTTCGTGATCAATTTCAGAGAGTATTCCTTCTAAGAGTGCATTAGTAACAGACATTGGAAAATTATCTGTTGCTGCTGTATAATCTCCTGATAACCAGAGATCCCCTTCTTCTGATCGGGATTCGATCGATTGAATTTGTTGTTCAATTCGATCGATCCAGGCCAGAGCTGATTCCTCGAAGGAATCTAGCAGGGTACTCTTGGTACATCCACTAGTTAATGCAAACTGGGGTTGTTGACCCAAGTACTGAAATAAAGCCATTTGTAATGGCTTCAGGACTTTTGTCTCAGCCTCAGCTTTCGTGATCATCCGAATTTTTAATGGTTCAGATAAAGCGATTGCATCAACAACTGGGGGATGATAGGGAGGTAAAGCAGGAAATCTCTGCACTACTTGATGATCAGTAGGAAGATGAGGAAGTTCAACTTCTTTAGCATCTATCCTTGCACAGACACCCTGAGAATCTTGATCAATCTCAGCCTTAATTCGGGCTGAAACGATCTTTTGATCCCAGAATCCTTCTAGGAATTCATCGTGATAAGAAATATGAAGCTCCAATTGTTCCTTAATTTTAGAAACAAGAGCCTCAGTTCCCATCAAACGAGTTCCCTGGAAGAATGGTTCTTTACTGGGTCCTAACTTCCGTGAGGAAGGGGAACCCCAGCATTGAAAATTCTGTGTCACAGGATGTACGTACTCCTGAGAAGGAGCAAGAACTTGATGCTTCTTCAACCAGTGATTATCATCCTCTGTTTTCGCTTCCATTCTCTGAAGATACATCTTTGTCCTTGGATGATCTGAGGTTCCATCTTTTAGTAAAAGAATCGGAATCTTAAATCTCCTCC